GACCAGGGGGAGACTGGCCAGCATCAGGGTCGGTTACTCGCAGCGCATCGTCGTCAACCCGGACCTCGAGGGACGGCTCAGTCAGCGGCCAGACCTCAAAGCAGCAGAACGCTATGGCCCGCCGGCAGACACGTAAACGGAAACCGGCCAAGCGGTCGGTCGTTGCCTCTCAGGATAGGGGCGTGACACCGGCGGGCCTTCGCGCGCTCAGCGCCACCGATCGATCGTTCGTCCTCGAATACGACACGAACGGCAACAACGGGACGCGCGCCTATCTGACCGTGTTCCCTGGCGTCAAGGTGACAACCGCGGCGACGGAAGCTTGGCGCCTACTGAGAAACCCTGAGATCCGGGCCTACCTCGAGAGCGTGCAGACGGAGCGATTCAAGCGATTGCAGATGAGCGGCGATCACGCGCTCGCGCTCACGGGCCAGCGGGCGAATCCAGACATCCGGCAAGCCTACGACGCGGAGGGCAAGCTCCTGCCGGTCCACCTGTGGCCGGACAGCCTGGTCGTCTGCGTTAAGGGCATCAAGCCGGGCCCGTTCGGCGACAGCCTGGTCCTGGTCGACCCGCACGCGGCCAGCCGCACAGTCCTCGAGGTCACGGGCAAACTGAAGAATCCTGGCGCCGCGCTGGGCGCCACGTTGGCGGAGCTGCTCACGGGCACGCCGGCGCCGGACAGCGATTAGGAGGAGAGCAATGGAAGGCATCGATCTGAACAAGGTCAAAGTCGAAGGCTCGGATCCGGCATGTTTGGCGTTTCCCGTTCAAGCGTCCTTCGATGCGTTCGGACTGGTCCCTGGCAGCATGACCGTCCGGACGACTGGAACCGCGCACTGGCCGGCCGTGTCGATTGACGGCGGGCCGCCATCGCAGTCAGGAACGCTGTGGGTCTTTCTGAAGATCGCCGGCCAGTGGTATGCGACGGGCGCGGAGCGGCTCCGTCCGGCGCAGGTCGATGGCGTCAAGCCGGAAGGCTCGCCGACTGATCTGATCGGGACGGGCTGGCTCTACGCGGCTGATCGCTGGCCGCATATGAGCGGCTACAACCCCGCGCCCGGCGAGCTGGTCGGCCTGTGCGTCGTCGCCGGCTCGACGCGCTCCGACAACCAGACGCCCTATAAAGCGCGGACCGACGTCATCCTGGTCCCGTGGCCAGGCGCAGAGGGCCGGTATCCCTGCCCGATTGTCTGGTCGGAGACGGGCGTCATTCCGCCGGCGCCGCCTGGGCCCGAACCCCCGCCCCCGGCATCCTGCTGGGAGCCGTATGTCGGAGACGATCGCTTCGACCTGGTCGGCGCGATTCTAGTCAGCGACTACGCGGAAGCCGGGCGCGTGCTCGACGGCCAGAGCGGGCGATGGTTCGGCCGCGTCGTCTGGGATAACGTCGTCGGCGACGAGAACCAGCACAAGCTGAGCATGGACGATTCCGTTGCCAAACATCGCGGCGAGTGGCGCGCGGCGCTCGGCCTGCCGCCTCTGTGAGCACGGTCCTCAGTCGCGAAGACACGGCCGCGCAGAAGATGCTGCTGACGTGGAAGGCGGACCCGATCCGGATGGTTCGGGAAGCCTTCCACGTCGAGCCGGACGCCTGGCAGCAGGACGCGCTGATGGCCTATGCGGCGCATCAGCGCGTCGCGATGAAAGCCTGCAAGGGGCCGGGCAAGACGGCCGTGCTCGCATGGATGGGCCTGAACTTCCTGGCCTGCTACACCTATCCGAAGATCGGCGCGACGTCGATCACCGAAGACAACATCGACAACAACCTGTGGCCAGAGTTCGACAAGTGGATGCGAGAAAGCGCGTTCTTTATGCGGACGTTCCGCTGGACGAAGACGCGGATCTTCAACATCGCGAACCCGGAAAACTGGTTCATCGGCAAACGGACCTGGCCGAAGAAGGCGAACGCGGAGGAGCAGGCGAACACGCTCGCCGGCCTGCACGCGGACAATGTGATGTGGATCGGCGATGAAACTGGCGGCATGCCGCAAGCCGTCATGGTCGCGATGGAACAAATCTTTTCGAGCTGCGTCGTCGGCAAGGTGGTCCAGTCCGGCAACCCGACGCACACGACGGGCCCGCTCTATCGGGCCTGCACGATCGACCGGGACATCTGGCAGGTCATTCAAATCAGCGGCGATCCCGACAACCCGAAGCGGTCGCCGCGCATCAGCATCGAACACGCTCGGCAGCAGATTAAGAGCTATGGCCGCGATAACCCTTGGGTCATGGTCAACATTCTTGGCGAGTTCCCGCCGTCGTCGCTGAACACGCTGCTCGGCGTCGAGGACGTCGAGCGGGCGATGAACCGGCATCTGACCGAGTCGCAGTATTCGCACATGCAGAAGCGCATCGGCGTCGACGTCGCGCGGTTCGGCGACGATCGTACGGTCATCTTCCCGCGGCAGGGCCTCGCCAGCTTCCGCCCGATCATCATGCGCGGGGCCAGGACGACGGAGATCGCGGCGCGCGTCGCGCATGCCTCGAATCGCTGGGGCGCTCGAGGCGGCCAAGTGGAACAGATTTTCGTCGACGATACGGGGCATTGGGGTCACGGCGTCATCGACAACCTGATCACGGCGGGCTATCCGGTCATTCCAGTCGTCTACCACGCGAAGGCGATCGACCCACGCTACAACAACCGGCGGACGGAGATGTGGCTCCGCGGGGCGGACGCCATCAAGGCCGGCGCCGCGCTACCGTTGATTCCGGAGATGGTCGCGGAGCTGACCGAACCGACCTACACGTTCGTCAATGGCGTCTTCATGCTCGAGAGCAAGGACCAGATCAAGGAGCGGCTCCAGTTTTCCCCGGACCTGGCGGACGCCTACTTCGAGACGTATAGCCTCGAGGACATGCCGGGCGAGATGCTGCAGCGCGTCCGCGGGCAGACGAAGGCCCGCACAGAGTTCGATCCGTATCGCAGCGCCGCCGACGGCCGCGGGCCTGAGATCGGAGACGGCGAGAATGGCCGGGCCCTGATAGACTTCGACCCGAATCGGTTGTAAACGGAGGGACACCATGCTGAAGAAGGGATCGAGCCGCGCGACAATCTCGAGCAACATCCGGGAGCTGGAACACTCCAAGACGAAGGCCGGCAAGGGCCGGAGCCACAAGCAGAACGTCGCCATCGCGCTGAAGCAGGCCCGCAAGTCTTGAAACTCCGCGCGGCCGCGAGCCTCGAGGACCATCTGGCCGTGCGACGCATGGGCCGGGCGTTCCTCGAGGCGACACCTTACGGTCCGCTGCTCGAGACGACTGCCGACGACATCGACAACCTGATCGCGATCGTCGACGCACATCGCGAGCGCGGCCTACTCCTGCTGGCGGTCGACGACCAGGATCAGGCGTTCGGAATGATCGCCATGTTGATGCTGCCGAACCCGTTCAACCGGCGCCTGGTCGCCGATGAAATCGTGTGGTGGGTCGACACCGATCATCGGGGCGCGCTCCGGGCCGGACCGGCCCTGCTGGACGCCGCTGAGAATTGGGCTCGCGCTCAAGGGGCTTATCTGGTTAAGATGGTCGCGCCGTTCGGCTCGAAGGTTGCACGCTACTACGATCGCCGCGGCTACTCACCAATCGAGACGACACACGCGAAGGTGCTTTGATGGCTGCATTTACGACGGCACTGCTGATCGGCCTGGCGGCCAGCGGCGCGTTCACAGCCGGCTCGAAGCTCGGGGCGAAGAAGCAAGCGAACGCGGATCAGCAGGCCGCGGACGCGCAGGCGCAACAGGCCACGGGCCCGAACCCGACCGCGAACCAGGTGCCGACGCCACCGCCGTCCACGCCGGCAGCCGCTTCGAAAGCGTCAGCCTCGGCGACGACGGTCGCGCAGCGGCAACGGAAGCGCGCATCTGCCGGCAACACCATCCTGACCGGGCCGATCGCGTCGCCGGGTAAAGGGCCCTGGTCGGAAGCCAGGCCGAAGACACTGCTGGGCGCCTGATGGCGAATCCCGACGATTACCTCGACGAACGCGACAAGCGGACGCGCTACGAGACGCTCGCCGCGGCGCTCTGGACGGAGCGGGCATCCTTCGATTCTCATTGGCGCGAGCTGGGCGATTACTTCATGCCGCGGCGGACGCGGTTCTGGTCCGGCGATCGCAACCGCGGCGACAAGCGCAACCAGAACATCATCGACAGCACGGCGCGATTCTCCGCGCGCACGCTCTCGAGCGGGCTGCATTCGGGCCTGACGTCGCCAGCCCGGCCCTGGCTCAAGCTCACTACGCCGGACCAGTCGCTCGCGGAGCTGCCACACGTCAAGGTGTGGCTCGACCTAGTGACAAAGCGGATCCTGACGCTGTTCGCGACGACGAACCTCTACAACGTCCTGCCGCTGGTGTATCTCGATATGGGCATCTTCGGCACGGCCGCCATGTCGATGGTTAGTGACACGAAGGATCTCTTTCGCTGCTACTCCTACCCGATCGGCAGCTACGCGCTCGGCATGGATGAGCGCGGCCTGGTCGCGACGTTCGTGCGTCGTTACGAGATGACCGTCCGTCAGATCGTCAAACAATTCGGCGTGAAGGAAGACGGTCGAACGATCGACTGGTCGCGAATCTCGAGGACCGTCAAAGACTGCTGGGCGCGCGGCGACTACGAAACGGCGGTCGAAGTGACTTGGCTGGTCAAGCCGAATGACTACCAGGACCGCGGGCGCCTTGAGTCACGCTATGCGATGCCGTTCGTGTCCTGTTACTGGGAATGGTCCAACGACCATCAGACCTTTTTACGAGAGAGCGGATTCGAGACGTTCCCGATCATGGCTCCGCGCTGGGACATCACCGGCGAGGACACCTACGGGACGGACTGCCCTGGCATGACGGCGCTGCCCGACAACAAGCAACTGCAGATCATGCAGAAGCGAAAAGGCCAGGCGATCGAGAAGCAGGTCAATCCCCCGTTGAGCGGGCCGTCGTCGCTGCGGACGCAGAAGACCAGCCTGCTGCCTGGCGATGTGACCTACGTCGACGTCCGGGAGGGCATGCAGGGCTTGCGGCCGATTCATGAGGTCGCGATCAACCTGGCGGACATGACGAACGACATGGCACAGGTGCAGTATCGGATTCAGCGGGCGTTCTACGAAGACCTGTTCCTGATGCTCGCGCGCTCCGATGAGATGCGCGGCACGCAGCCGCCGACCGCTCGCGAGATCGACGAACGTCATGAGGAGAAGCTGCTGGCGCTCGGCCCGGTCCTCGAGCGCACGAACGACGAGCTGCTCGACCCGATCGTCGATCGGTCGTATCACCTAATGGAAGCGGCCGGGCTGTTCCCCCCGCCCCCGCAGGAGCTGCAGGGCGTTCGGCTCAAGGTCGAATACATCAGCATCCTGGCGCAAGCGCAGAAGCTGGTCGGCGTCGTCGGCCAGGACCGTCTGCTACAAACAGGCGCCGTGCTCGCGCAGACGTTTGGGCCGGCCGTCGTCGACAAGTTCAATGTGAACCGCATCATCGACAACTACGGCGATATGCTGGGCACCGACCCGCAGATCATCCGAAGCGACGAAGAAGCTGACGCCCTGGGCGCGCAGCGGGCCCGCCAGCAACAGATGCAGGCCGGCGCGGAAAACGCGGCGCTGGCCGCGAAGGCCGCGAAGGATGCCAGCCAGGCGCCGATGACCGGCGATAGCGTGCTCAACCAGGTCGTCGCCGGCGCCGCGCAGCCAGGCGCCGCGGTTCCGACCGGAGCGTAGGACATGGCTGAAGTGCGCGCTGCCGTCAAGAACGCCGCTGACCCGAAGCAAGTCGCACGGGCCGATCGCAAGACGCGCGACGCGCGCCTCGAGCATCTGGCGAACATCAAGGCCGTCATGAGCACGGTCTACGGGCGCGCGGTCATGTGGCAATGCCTGACGGACGCCGGCGTCTATCGGTCGGTCTGGGTGCCCAGCGCGGAGATCCACTATCGCGCAGGCCGGCAGGACTTCGGGCATGAGCTGATGGCGACGCTGCTCGAGGCGGACGAGGTCAGCTACGAACAGATGGAGCGGGAAGCTCGAGCGCGAGCGAAGCGAGAGAACGACGCCACCGACGCGACGCACATCAAGAGCGCCGCGGACACCGTAGAGGAGCAGACGCAATCATGACGCCAGAAGCAGCGACGCCAGCGGCACCGGCCACACCCCAAGCCGCAGCAGCGACCACCCCGGCAGCGCCAGCGGCAGGGGCCGCGGCACCGGCAGCGACACCGACGCCGGCAGCGGCGGCGGTGGTCCCAGCGGCGGCAGCGACGCCAGCAGCAGCAGGACCCGCGGGCACGGACGGAGCGGCAGCAGCCGCGAAGAAGGCCCCCGACACCTACGCGCTGACGATCCCAGACGTCGCCAAGGACATCCTCGATCCGGCCGACCTGACGCGCATCGAAAAAGTTGCGCGGGAGGGCAACCTCAGCAACGAGGAAGCGCAGAGCCTGGTCGAGACGCAGGCGACCATCATCGTTGAGGAGCTGGCGGCGCTCCGCAAGGTGACGGAAGCCGACAAGGACTACGGCGGCGACAAGCTGGTCGAGACGGAACGCCTCTCGAAGCTGGTCATCGACAAGGTCCGCCCACAAGGGCACGCGCGCCGGGAGGCATTCAACGCGATGCTCCGGCGTTCGGGCTACGGCAATCACATCGAGGTCGTTTCATTCCTGGCCGACCTCGGCAAACTGATGCGCGAAGATTCTCCGGCGATGGCGGCGAGCGGCGCCGGCGGGACGTCCAACGTGGATATCGCCGACAAGCTCTACGACAAAACGCCGAAGCAGTAGGCGCGCAGGGAGCGATAGATCATGAAGTTTCTTCAGTGGTGTGTGTTCGTCGCGCTGGCGGTCCTGATTCTCGGGACTGATCTCAGCGCGCTGTCAGTCGCCGGCGCCGGGGCGCACGTCCCGGACTGGTTCAGTCACCTGGCGCTGCCGATCTGCTTCGGCATGGCGGCACTCGGGACCTCGAACCTGAACCTGCTGGATTGGGCGAAACGGCTCGACCCCGAAGGCAAGACGGCGGTCATCGTCGAGCTGCTCAACCAGAGCAATGAAGTGCTGATGGATATGACATGGCGCGAGGGCAATCTGCCGACCGGCCACCGGACGACCGTCCGAACCGGCCTGCCGACTGTCGCCTGGCGTCTGCTCAACCAGGGCATCACTCCCAGCAAGTCGACGACCGCGCAGATCGATGAACAGTGCGGCATGCTCGAGGCGTGGAGCGAGGTCGACAAGGACCTGGCGCTGCTCAACGGGAACCTGCCGTCCTTCCGTCTGTCCGAAGCGCGGGCGTTCATCGAGGCCATGAACCAGGAGATGACGCGCGTCCTGTTCTACGGCAACGGCGGCGTCAACCCGGAACAGTTCACGGGCCTGTCGGTCCGCTACGGCTCGAGCACGGCCGGCAACGGCGCGAACGTCATCAAGTGTGGCGGCGCCGGCGCGGACAACGCGAGCATCTGGTTGGTCTGTTGGGGCGACGAAACCATCAGCGGCATCTTCCCGAAGGGCTCGAAGGCCGGCCTGATTCACGATGACTTCGGCGAAGTGACCGCGGAGGTCACGGCCGGACTGCCGGGCTCGAGGATGCGCGTGTTCCAGGAGCGGTTCCAGTGGAAGGCCGGGATCGCGCTGAAGGACTGGCGCTACGTCGTTCGCCTCGCGAACATCGACATCAGCGACACCGACGCGGCGAACATCAAGACCATCATCACGAACATGGAGACGGCGCTCGAGACGGTCCCGAACCGCCTGGGCAAGCCGGTCTTCTACATGAACCGCACGATGCGGCGCCTGCTCCGACGTGAGGCGCGCGAGTCGGTCGGTTCCGGCGGCGGCCTGACCTACGAGAACTTCGACGGCAAGCGGATCCTGGTGTTCGGCGACACCCCGGTCCGGCTGGTCGACCAGTTGATCAACAGCGAGGCGCTGGTCCCGTAGGGTTCTCGAGCGGTTCACTTTCGATCCGGTCCTGGTCGCTTCGGCGGCCGTTTGAAAGGGAGTTCAGCAATGTATATCGACAGCCTTCTGAGGGTCTGCAGCTCGCAGGCTTTTACGGCCGTCGCCGTGTCCGCCAGCTCGATCGATCTCGGGCTGCCCGGCGGAGTCGGCACGCCGACCAAGCGAGAGGTCGCCACGGGCGAACCGATCGGCTACGGGCTCAACGTCAACGTCGCCGCGTCGAGCACGACCGTCCTGGTCGAGCTGATTCAGGCGACGGATGCCGCGCTGACCGCGGGCATCATCGTCCATTCACAGCGCACGTTCCTGTCGGCGGACATGCCGCTGGGGGCCCTGATCTTCATGCCGCTGCCGCAGGGCGCGGAGGTCGCGGGCTGGCTGCAGTTCCAGGGCATCAGGGTCACGCCGGCCGGTGGCGCGGCGACCGTGACGTTGTCGGCCTGGCTGACGGCGCATTCGCTGTTCAGCGTCCTGGCGCGGAGCTACGCCAAGAACTACCTGACGTAGTCGACGCGCTCGCTCGCATCTGGCCGGGCGTCCATTCGGGCGCCCGGCTCTTTTCACATAGGAGCCATCATGGTGAAGAAGGCAGCGAGAAAGAAATCAGTGGCCAAGCCGGCGAGCGCGCGATCCGCGGCGCCGGCGTCGCGCAAGGCCGTCGAGCCGCTCAAGGTCCGGGCCACGGGCGACGGCTACTACGAGGACGTCTACCGGCGTGCCGGCGACGTGTTCACCATTCCATCCGAACCGCGCAACCGGAAGACGGGCCTGCCGGCCCTGTTCGGCAAGTGGATGGAGTTCGTCGATCCGAAGACTCCGGACCGGCTGATGAGCCTGGGCAACGCGGCGCTCCGTCAGGAGAGTTCGCGCGTGCTCGAGGAGAAGGCCGCGCAGAAAGCCGCGGGCGGCGCCGTCGCGACGGGCGTCGACAACCCGGACGACGGCCTGAACCCGCTCGGCGCCGAATAGCCAGCTCGAGGAGACGATGGCTCACAAAGACGAATACCTGCCCTATACGATTCACCTGAACGACCTGAATTACTACAATTCCAGGTTTATCACGCCGGCGAATCCAGGGGCAGAGGTCGAGGCCGATCCGCCGAACGATAAGCTGTTCCGGTCCCCGCAGGACGCGGCGAACACTTACGGCGCCGATCTCGCTTTGTTGGGCGCATCCGTCTGGCCCGGCGGCGCGCTCCCGATCCAGTTCGACCCGCGCGATGCGTTCAGTTCGCCATCCGTGCGGTCGACCTGGTTCGGCTCGAGCGCGCCATCGACCGAAGATCAATTCCCGCTCGATCAAGTGACCTTTGTCCGTAAGTCGGGCGGCTGGTTCGGGATCTCCTGGCTGTTCGGCACGAAGACCACGTATCACTGGGTCGGCCGATTCGAGTATTCGCCGAAGGTCGGCGCCGGCGTGCCTGGGACGGTCGTCGCGCTGCCAATGCCACGGCGGCGCTGGATTGACGGCGGCGAGCTGCCGCTGCAGGGAGAGGGCGGCTCGAGCGCGACGGCGGACGTCTCTCGGCGCGCCTCGAGGAGCGCGCAGGGTTACGGCTACACGTTTGACAGCACGCTCGGGACGAAGCTCCACGATCACACGGAGAGCGGCGCGGCAGCGTCGCCGTCTGCCTGGGAACGGATCTATGTGCGCCTGGTCCGCTTCCCCGATAACCCGACGCGCATCTGGCGCGTGAGCAGCACGATCTCAGCCGCGGGACCGATGATCACGATCACGGCTGGCGGCGCGCTGACGCTCAATGATTTCGATGGCGTGAGCACGGCGACGCCGATCGGATCGATGGGCACGTTGCTGGTCAATGTCTGGTATAAGCTCGACCTGGTCTACAGCTTCGGCGCGCTGGGCGCGTCGCTCCCCTACTTCAAGGCGTATCTGAACGGGACGAAGGTCATCGACGTCGTCGGCGCCGCGCTGCCAGGCATGCAGGGCGGCACGAAAAATTGCTCACAGTCGATCATCGGGGGCGGCACGCCGGCCGGCGGCGCGAATAACGCGATCTGGCATGCGGACGACTGGATCGGTTCGGACGTCCCGGCAGTCGGTTACGAGATCGGCACGCAGAACGATTTCATCGTCGGTTCACACGTCGCCGTTCTGGGCGCGAATGCCTTCGCGAGTGACTCCGCCTCATGGACGGGCGACTGGCGTCTGACGCGGCAGCGGCCAGTCACGACGGGCGTCGCGCAGCAGCTCACGTCAAGCGTCAGCGGCGCCATCCTCGGCGTCGTCGCCGATGCCGCGGTCGAGGTCGACGGGCAGAGTAATCAGCAGGGCGTCGTCGCGATCTGTGTGGGGCTGTTCAGCGACAAGGGCGGCGCCGGCGCGAACGGCGATCTCGGCTGGAAACTCCCCGGAGGCGCGAATGACTTCGCGGCCGTCGTCCAAACGGCAGGATCGTTCTCATGGACGAGTCGGCTGTATCGACCGGCGGGCCTGGTCACGCCGCTGACGCCGCTCGAGGGGCTCGAGCTAAAGCATCGCAAGGGAGCCAGCGTCGACCCGGCGAAGGTCCAGGCCCTGATGGCCGTCGCAGAAATCATCGGCGTCTTCGGCGACGAGGACGTCTACCCGCAGAGTGCGCTCGGCACGCCGATCGCGCAGCCGGCCGCCAGCGTGCAAACCCATTTCGGGATTCACAACGCGCCCTATCCTCATACCCCGTGGTGTAAGGACATGAGCACGGCGCCGCAGGGCATCGTGGTCGTCAAGACGGGCCAGTATGTCGGGACCGGGACGTTTCTCGATCTGAAGTTCCGCGCGCCCGTGCATTTCCTGTGGATTCGACCGGAGTCGGGCGGCAGCGGCGGCCTGATCTGGTTCTCGAGCATGAACGCCGCGCATCGGCACGGGACGCGGGCCTACATGCCGGAGGGGCTGCTCGAGGTCCTGATCGATCCGACCTTCGTCCAGGGCGACGGCGTCGAGACAGACATGACGCTGCCAGAGGCGCCGGACAACCTCGAGGAAGCCATTGCACTGTCGAATCAACTCGCGTTTGGATTCCACAAGAACGACGCCAGCTATATCGGCTGGGCGCCTTACCTTGACGATCCGGTCTACTTTTTCGGGCGCATGCTCGGCAGCGGGAGCGAAGGCGGGCCGGATGAAGCGGTCGCCGGCTTGTATGCCGTGCCGCCGACGCCCTGGCTCTCGACGCAGCAGCAGCAGACGATCATCCGGCTGGCCGGCAACGATGCCGACGTCAACGCGGCCGGCGTCAACTACAACTATCTGGCGTTCTGCGATCCGTCGATGGCTTACAGCCAGGCCGGCGCGCTCGCGGCGTATGCCTTCAACGGCGACATCCTGAGCGATCTTGACGTCGAGTCCTTCGTGCCGGAAGCCGTGTTGCTACAGCAGGAGCAGGACGGCGCCAGCTCCGCGCAGACCTTCATGGTGAAGGGCAGCGGCAGCGCCGCGAACGCCATCAGCGTCCCGACACTCGCGGAGATCGCCAGCGGCCTGGCCATGACGGGCGGCGTGCTGACCTATAAAAACGGGCTGCTCCTGGCCGGCGCGAATCAACACGCTTACATCGCATTCCGGCGCGCGGCCTACGGCCAGAGCACAGCGACCAATCGGCCGATCGTCCTGGCGTCCTATACCGGAGACGGCGGCGGGACGAAGATCATCCCGCTCACGCCGACCGGCAAGCGGCCGATGTGGGTCCTGATCGTTGGCCACAACGGGACGACGTTCATGCGCGATCCGTTTCACACGGGCACCAACAGCCTGGCGTTCCCCAGCACGAACAACGCAGCGACCGGCATCACGGCCGGAGCGGTCGATTCGATCACGGTGGGGTCGGCCGCCAACACGAACGGCATCATCTTCGATGTGATTGCCTTCATGGGCTGCAGCGCCGGCGTGGGAAATAACGGCTGGGGCGAGATCGGCGAATGTATTCCGGACGATCCCGAATCGCCGCCAGAACCGCCCTGGGATCCCCCGCCGGAGCCGCCGGTCGAACCGCCTGAACCCCCGTTCGATCCCGGTCCGGCGGCCGATGACTTCGGCAACCAGTGCATCGCCGCGTCGACGCGCATCATTAACCAGGCGCTGAGCCGCATCGGCGTCTCGAAGCAGATCGGGAACATCGTCACCGAACAGAGCAACGAGGCGAACGTCGCCAGGCTGCACTACAGCGACGACGTCGACCAGACGCTCCGCGATTTCCCGTGGCCGTTCGCGACGCACTACGCGACGCTGGCGCGTATCGCGGGCCCGTCACCCGTCGCGTCGCCGGACTGGCTCTACAGCTATCGCCGGCCGTCTGACTGTGTGTTCGAGCGACGCATCTGCCTGCCGCGGCAGCTCGCGGTCGACCCAACGCCCCCGCCGTTCCAGCTCTCAAACGATCCGGACGTCATGAGCATCGTCGTCGCGCTCAATCTGACGGGCAACAGTGCGGCGAATCCGACCGTCTTCACCGTCGCCGTCGCGCACGGGTTTGTCACGGGCCAGGTCGTCACGATCGCCGGCGTGGTCGGTTCGGTCCCGGATGTGAACGGGGCCGCGCAGGTCACGGTTATCGATCCGACGCATTTCTCGATCCCGGTCACGGTCAGCAACCCCGGCGTCGGCGGCACGGTCACGCCGCAGGCGGTTCTCCTGGCGGCCGGCGGCGGGCTGATTCTCACCAACCAGGCGAACGCCGTGCTGGAATACACGCACCGGCCCGTCTGTGCGGCCGGGCGCGGCGATCCGTTGTTCCGGGACGCCTTGACCTGGCGGCACGCGGCGAGCCTGGCGTCGTCGCTCTCGAGGATGACCGACGTCCAAGCCAATTGCCTGAAGATGTATCAGGCGTGCATCGACCTGGCGCATGCCGTGTTCCGTCCGGGCAATCCAGGCCGGCCGGCGACAACGGCGTCGACGTTGGACACGACGGCCGCGCAGCTCGCGGCGAATACGGCGGTCATCAATCGCGGCCTGCTCCGCATCGGCGCGCAGACCGTTACGGCGATCGAGTCCGACCAGTCGCGCGAGGCGACGGCCGTCCGGGCCATCTTCGAGGACGAGCTGCTCGCGACGCTTCGCGATCACTCCTGGGCGTTCGCGACGGCCTACGCCGACCTGGCGCTGGTCGGCGGCACGGTCAGCGTGCCGGTGAATGCCGACTGGCAATACAGCTATCGGCTGCCGACCGACTACGCGAAGGCTCGCCGGCTGGTCAACGAGGTCACGCGGCGCGCGTTCGATGAGAACCCCGTGCCGTTCCGCATCGGCGGCGACGCGGCCGGCGGCCTGCTGTTCACCAACCAGGAAGCGACGACCGACGAGCCGGTCACGCTCGAATACACGGCACGGTTCACGGGCCTGGTATCCAGATCGGACGCGCTGTTCCGCGATGCCTTCGCCTGGCGCCTGGCTGCCGCGCTGGCGCCAGCCATCGCGAACGTCGACCCGGAGCGCGTCGAGCAGCACGGCCGCGGCGCAGAGGACCCGCGCGAGGTCCAGGGCAAGACGCCGCGAGCCGATCGTCGGATGCAGCTCCGCATGCAGACCGCGCAATACGCGCTCCGTATGTATGCCGCGGTCATCCGGATTGCGGAGGCCGACAACAGCCAGGAGCAACAGCAGGAGAAGCCTGGCGACGCGGAATGGACGAACGGGCGTAACTGATGCCGAACCCGGCCAGCACGTTCCAACGATCCTTTGCCGGCGGCGAGCTGGCGCCGGCACTCTCCGCTCGCGCGGACCAGGCCAAGTATCAGATGGGCCTGCGAACCTGCCGTAACTTCATCGTGCAGCGGCAGGGCGGCGTCGCGAATCGGGCCGGCTTGCGCTTCGTCGGCGAGGCTAAGGGCGGCGGCAGCACGGCGAACTTTCTCCTGCGCTATGTCGCGGAGGTCGCCGGCGACAGTGTCCTGATCGAAGCGGGCCCGAACTATCTGCGGTTCTACAAGAACGGCGGCCTGGTCACGCTCGCCGGCGTCGTCGCGTGGAACGCCGGAACGAACTACCAGATCGGCGACATCGCGCTCAGCGGCGGCGTCAACTACTACTGCATCCAGGCGCACATCAACCAGGTTCCGCCCAACGCCGCTTTCTGGTATGCGATGCCGTCCAACGTGCTCGAGCTGCCGACTGGCTTCGGCACGGCCGGGTTCAAATGGAAGCAGAACGGCAACACGATCACGCTAACCGGGCAATTGCACCAGCCGCAGGAGCTGATCTACGTGGCCCTGACGCAGTGGGTCATCCGGAATATCAACACGGCGCCGGCGATCGATCCGCCGACCGCGCTAGGCGCCGTCGGCGGCGGCGTGGCCGGAGTCCTGAGCTATGTCTACGTGGTCACGGCCGCGGCAGCCGACACCTTCGAGGAGTCGATCGCCAGCGCGCCGTTCCAGCTCACGCCGATCGGCGTGCCGACCGTCGACCAGCCGAACGTCCTGACGTGGACGCCACCGGCGCAAGCCGCTGAGGAGTATTACATCTACTGCGATCCCTACGGCAACGGGACCTATGGGTTCATCGGCACGGCCACCGGCGCGACGACGTTCAATGATGTGGGCTTCACGCCGGACTTCACGCTCACGCCCCCGCTGCCGCGCGTGCTGTTCAACGCGACGGGCGACTATCCCGGTTGCTCGGCCACCTACCAACAGCGTCGGCTGTTCGCGCGCTCCATCAACAACCCGGACGCGATCTTCGGATCGCGCACGGGCTTCCCCAGCAACTTCAATATCTCGAGTCCGCTGCAGGACGACGATGCGATCACGTTCCGTATCGCCGGCAACCAACACAACCCGGTCCGCGACATGGTTGGCCTGAAGGCTGGCCTGATCGTGCTGACCGATGGCGGCGAGTGGACGGTCGTCGGCGGCACGACGAAGGTCCTGTCTCCAAACAGCATCGACGGGGAACAGGAAACCTACGCCGGCGTCGCGGATATCCCGGCCGTCGTTGTGGGGAACGCGATCATCTACATCCAGGCCCGCGGATCAATCATGCGAGAGCTGCGATTCGACCAGCAGGTCGAGGGGCTGGCCGGCAAGGATCTGACCCTGTTCGCGGCACACCTGTTCGACGGGTTCACTGTGACCGCGATGGATTTCCAGCAGACGCCGAATAGCGTCGTCTGGGTCTGTCGCAGCGACGGGAAGCTGCTCGGCCTGACTTACATCCCGGAACAAGAAATATGGGGCTGGCATCGGCATGACACGGGCGCCTCGGGGTTCTTCCAATCGGTCTGCACGGTCCCGGAGCCGGGCGAGGATGCCGTCTACGTCATGATTCGCCGGTCGATCAACGGCGGCTTTCACCGCTACATCGAACGTCTCGAGCGCCGGACGATCCAGAACTTCGCCGCAGACAGTTTTTTCGTCGACAGCGGCCTGACCTACTCGGGCGCGCCGGCGACGGCCATTGGCGGCCTGACGCATCTGATCGGCGAGGTCGTCGCGGTCGTCGCGGACGGCGTCGTCATCTTCGACGGCGACCCAACGAAGTCGGACGCGGTCAACTACACGGTCGACGGCGCTGGCAATATTCCGCACGTCCTAACGGTGCCGGCGTCCGTGATTCATGCCGGCCTGCCGATTCGGTTCGCGGAGATCGAGCTACTCGACCTCGACGTCGAAGGCGCCGCGGTCCGCGACAAGGAGAAGCGCGTCGGATCGATCTCGCTCCTGCTCGACGCCAGCGTGCGAACGTTCCAGGCCGGGCCGTCGACGACGCGGCTCCTAAAGGTCAAGCTGGCGCCGGCGGAGATCGGGCTCGAGGGCGCGCCGTTCACGGGCCAGGAGGAGATCAGTCTGTCGAGCGATTACAATCGCTATGGTCGCGTCGTCATCCGGCAGACCGACCCGCTGCCGCTGACCATCCTGGGCGTTCTGCCCAATCTGGTCGTAGGAGGTTAGAACGTGGCGAAACTGGTCAGCATGAAAATCTCGGCCGACGAGCGCGCGAAGCGCATGCAGCCGACCATCGCGGAGGGCGACGCGCCGGCGTATCCCTACGGGCTCAGCGTCTCACTGGACAAGGACGCGCTCGAGAAGCTCGGCCTGAGCGACGATCTGCCAGACGTCGACGAGGACTACCTGCTGATCGCGAAGGTGACTGTGACCGGCGTCAACAGCGCGAAGGGCGGCAGTGGCTACAGCAGCCAGCGCGTCGAGCTGCAGATTACGGACCTCTGCCTCGAGGAGAGCGGCAGCGCGAAGGATGCCGCGGCGGAACTTTACGGCGGGGACACCTAAGTCATGGCCGCGCTGACGGCGCTCTCGATCGGGCTGGCCGTCGCCGGCATGGGCATCCAAGCCTATGGTCAGCACAAGGCCGGCCAGGCGGCGAAGGAAGCCGGCAAAGCCGAGAAGGCCGCATCCGAGAGCCAGGCGGAGCTGGCAGACTTCAACGCCAGCGTCGCCGCCCTGCAGAGCACGGACGCGGTTGAGCGCGGCGAGGAGCAGGCGAACCGGCTCCGGAGCCAGGTCCGCGGGGCCATCGGCGCGCAGCGGGCCGGGATCGCCGCCGGCAACATCGACGTGGGTTTTGGATCCGCGGTCGACGTCCAGGCCGACGCGGCCTACCTGGGCGAGCTGGACGCGCTGACCATTCGTACGAACGCGGCGCGCGAAGCCTGGGGCTACCAGGTCCAGGCCACCGACCTGCGTCGGCGCGCAGAGATCGCGCGCAAGACGGGCGTCTACCAGGAAGCGGCGGGCCAGCAGGCGGCGCGTAACGCGAACATCGCGGCGCTCGGCACGATCGCCACCGGCGCCGGCAGCCTGGCCATGACGCGCTACGGATTCGGGAGCCGCTGAGATGCCGACAGTCGCCACCTACGGCCCGCGCAAAGTCGGCACGGCGGCCATCCCTGGCGCGCGGCTCACGGCCGCGGAGACGCCGGAGTCTGAAGGGATCGGGCTCGCTCGCGCGAATGAGCAGCTCGGCCAGACGCTTGGCCAGATCGGCGGCCAGGTCTTCGGCATGGGCGCGCGGAGCTACGCGGAGGCGGTCCAACAGGAGCGCGATCGGGCGGACAGCGTCGCGCTCCTAAACGCCAACAACCAGCTCGCGAAGTGGGAGAACCAGCGGATCTATGACCCGCAGAGCGGCGCGCTCACGGTCAAGGGCAATAACAGCTTCGGCCTGCCGGAAACGATCAACGCGGAATACGACAAGGTCGCGAGTGACATCGAGGCGACGCTCTCGACGGACAAGCAGCGGCAGCAATTCGCGCGGGCCAGGCTCGACCGCGGCGCACAGCTCGACCTCACGCTTCGGCGGCACGTCTACGGCGAGATGCAACGCTACGAGGGCCAGGAGCTGAATAGCCTGATCGAGAATAGCCAGCAGGCCGCGATCGCGAACGCGACGGATATCCGACGTGTCGGCGTCGAGCTGAACCGCCAGGTCGACGCGATCACCACGCACGCGCCGCGGCTGGGTATGGGCCCGGAAGAAGTGACCAAGCAGATCAACGCGACGCGCTCAGCAACGCACGTCGGCGTCCTGCAGAACCTGCTCGCGAAGGACCAGCAGCAGACGGCTCAGATTTATTACGACGAAACCAAAAGCCAGATCAATGGCGACCAGATCGCGCGCATCGAGAAGTCGCTGAACGAGGGCAAGGTCCGCGGCGAATCGCAGAAGCAGGTCGACGCCATCGTCGCCGCCGGCGGCACGTTCACGGACCAGCTCGCGAAGGCTCGCGCGATCGAGGACCCGGAGGTTCGGGACGCGACGGAGACACGCCTCGAGCAGCGCAAGGCCGTCAACGACCGGCTCGAGCGCGAGGCCAACGAGACAGCCTCAAAGACCGCCTACAACATCATCGACCAGACCGGCGACGTGTATCGGATTCCGCCATCGGCCTGGCAGTCCTTCACCGGCGGCGAGCGGTCGGCCATGATCTCGTATGCGGGCTCGAGGGCGAAAGGCGTCGCGGTCGAGACGGACATCCCGACCTACTACACACTGATGCAGAAGGCGAGCGCCGACCCGGAAGCGTTCTCGCAGGACAACCTGCTCCGCTATCGCGCGAAGCTCGGAGACACGGAGTTCAAGCAGCTCGCCGGCCTGCAGAACAGTATTCGGAACGGCGATCGGGAGAAGGCGGAGAAGGACCTCGGGCCGGCCCGGCTGCAGGAAGGCGTCATCGACGACAGTCTGACGCTCTACGGCATCGACCCGAAGGCAAAGCCGGACACCACAGAGGGGAAGGCCATCGCGCAGCTCCGCGGCATGTTGCGCTCGCGCGTGGAGGCGCAGCAGGCGCTCACGGGCAAGCCGGTCAACGACGTGGACGTCCGGGCTATGTCGGACGCCATCCTCTCGCAGTCGTCGACGGTCAAAGGCTCCTGGTGGAACATCTTCCCCGGCGGCAAACCGTTCTTTGATACACAGAAGCGTCTGATCGATTTGACCATCGGCGACGTGCCAGCCGAAGACCGCTCGCAGATCGAACGCGCGCTCAAGCTCCGCAACCGACCGATCTCGGACGCGACCGTGCTGGACCTCTACCTCGAGACGCGGGCCCGGACGGGCAAGTAGATGGCGGACATCCTCGAGGAGCAGCAGGGCATCGATCCCGCGGCGCCGGCCGCGGCCGGAACGTCGGCGCCGTCGCCCTACGATGAGACGCTGGCCATTCAGGACAGCCAGCGGCAGCAGAAGCTCCGCACGTCGCTGGTCCAAGCCGACAGCCAGACGCCGGACCGGGCGGCTGACGTGCAGCGCCTGGCCACGCAGACCGGCATCCCGTCCCAGATCATCGACCGCGATTACGACACCTACGCGAAGCGCGCGAAGTTTGTCAGCACGCCGTTCAACCAGATCGTCAAAGAGTCGCCGGCGCTGGCCACCTGGGCGAGCGAACCGCAACACGCGGCCGTCGCGCATGACGACATGGAGCAGCTCGGCGCGCTCGAGTGGATTCTCAAGACGCCGTCTCGCGCGGTCAGCCAGCAGCTCAACGCGCAGGGCTACGGCGCGCTCCGCACTAAATCGCTGTTCGGCGAGCTGACGCAGGAGGAGCACGACCAGCTCGAGAGCTACCGCGTTCACATGAACGACGGCGGCGAGCTGGGCGCTGGAAATTCCTGGTTCCGTGGCGCGGTCACGGGCAGCCTGAAGCTCCTGACGCAGCTCGCGAGCACGGTCCCGGTCTACGGCCTGGCCGGCGCGGCCGGCGGTGCGATCATCGGTGGAGCGGGCGGGACGTTAGTGGAGCCAGGCGGCGGGACCATCGTCGGCGCCGTCGCCGGCGCGCGGACCGGCTTCGCCGCGGGAAACCTCTACGGCAACGCTAAGATGGCCTTTCAGCTCGAGGCCGGCGGCGCGTATGACGAATACCTGGGGCTCCGCGACGAGTTCGGGCATCCGATGGATCCGCAGGCCGCGAAGGTCGCCGCGCTGGCGACGGGCGCGATCAATGCCGGGCTGATGACCATCGGCGGCAGTGTCGTTCGGGCCGGGCTCGGCAAGGGCGCGGAGAAGCTGCTGGCCGGCGCGTTCACGCGGGACGCCATCACGGCCGCGCTCCGGCAGCCGACCGTCCGCGCCGCGCTCACCAACGCCCTGACCGAATACGGGAAGACGCTCGCCGAAGGCGACGCCATCGTCGTCGCGATGCGCGGCGTCAACATCCTGGCCGGCGAGATCGCGCGCTCGCAATCGAAGACACAGATGGCGCCCGGCCAGGTCGAGCAGGGCAACATCGATCTGTTCAAGCAGCCGGAAGTTCACAACGCGGACGGCTCGACGTCGACGGTCGACACGGTCGGCGTCAACATCAACGGCAAGGAATACGTCTTGCCGACCGTCACGCCGGACGGCCGCCACCTGAAGACGGCCGACGAAGCGATCGCAGAGTTCCAACGGACCGGCAAACACCTGGGCGCGTTCGAGACGCCCGACGCCGGCACGGCATTCGCGCAGCAGGTTCACGAAGATTTCGCCGCCGGCAAATACAAAAAGCCGGACGTCGGACAAGAGCTGCTCCACGCGGCAGCGTCCGGGCTGCAGACGTTCGCGATCGTCGGCGCACTGGGGCCCGCGATGGGCCTGGCGCACGACGCGCAACGCGCCATCCGGGCAGAACAGAACGCGAACGTGTTCAAGGCACTGGGCGAGGGCGCGAAAAACTCGAAGACTATCGCGCGCATGCCGGAGGCCGCGCAGCGGTTCCTCGAGACGGCCACCAAGGACGGCCCGGTCGAAACGATCTACGCGCCGGTCGAGACGTGGAACCAATACTGGCAATCCAAAGGCATCGACCCGGCACAGGTCGCCAGCGATGTCATCGGCTCACGAGACGCCTACATTCACGCCTCACAGCAGGGCGGCGACCTGGCCATCCCAACCGCGCGCTACGCGACGAAGCTGGCGGCCACGGAGCATCATGCGTTTTTCGTCAACGAGCTGAGGCTCGGCCCGGACGAGATGAATGCGCGCGAGGGCAAGGCGTTCGCGGACCAGCTCGCCGCCAGCCAGGCCGCCGGCCAGGTTCAGGCGCCGGCCGAATCGCCGGTCCGTGGCGCCGTGCTCGAGCAGCTCACGGCTGCCGGCATCCCCACGGATACCGCCCAACACTACGCCGACCTCTACGAATCGACCGTCTCCAGCTTGGCCGAACGGGCGGGCATCGACCCAACCGCCCTATATGAGCGGTATGGCCTGAAGGTCACACGGCCCGACCTCGAGGCGGCCGGCGCGGAGGGCCCGGCGAAGGCCCCAGCGGCGGCCGTGGCGGCCACGCCAGGCGAGACGGCGGAGCTGGCCGGCCTGCTGGGGCCTGGCGGATTCGCGGGCCCTGAGCGGCGCCAGACGGCCGGCGCGGCGCCTGGGGGCGTCGAGCGGCGTCAGGACCAGCCGCTCGACCTGACCGACGTCGGCGCTGCCGCGGCCAGGATGCGGGCGGAGAACCCCAACATCGACAAGGAGGCGGCCAATCTCCGGGCCAGGGCTGCCGCGTCAAGGGCGCCGGCACCGCCTCGGACGCCCAAAGTAGGCGAATCAGCGCCCGGAGAGGTAGGATTTCACAATGCCGGACGACCCACAGAACCAGGGCCCGCCGAAGCTCGGCCAGGCTCCGCCTCTCAAGAAGGGCCGGGAGCTGGCGGTCGTCCTCGAGAACAGCCGCAAGCTGGTCAAAGCGGGATGGAGCAAGGAGCAGGCGCTGGCCACGTCGCTGAACCTGGCCGGCTACCGTCCCTCATCGACGCCGGTAGTCCCAGCGACATCTTCCAGCGAAGTAGTTCACTAGACGCCAGCAAGGCGCGCCTGACGCCGGAAGTCACGCGCGAGCTGCAGCGGATCGTCGACGAGCTGGAAACCTTCCCCCACACCGCCCGAACATGGACCTGGCTCACAGAGGAGCATGGGCTCCGCGGGAACGCGGCCGGCGGCCACGCGAACATCGTCGAGGGGTCGCCGGTGGCCGACGTCTATCACGACATCCTGAGCGTCTCGCCGCTGAACCGGAAGGCCAAGAGCTTCATGCGCTCGAAGGCCCGCGGCACGACGATGCAGGTCCTGAACGCCGCGCGGCAGCTCCTGGCCACGGGCGAGGTCCACAACAATCTGGCGGAGGGCGCGCTCCGCGTCGCCGAACATCGCAACGCCGGAGACTATGAGTTCCTGACCGGGCCGATGTTGCCGCCAACCTGGGGCGAGGAGCTGCCGGCGCACGTCGAGGCGCAGATGCGCCAGGCGCTCGAGGACTCGACCGCGCCGGGCGTCGACCTGCTGAACCCGGACAGCATCGGCAGTGAGGCGGAGATCCTCAACCCGCAGGGCCCGGTCGATACCAGCTTCAACATCAACGAGTTCAATCAATCGCTGTTCGACGAGGTCAAGCCGGTCGATCCGATCGTCGACGAGCTGGCCACCGGCGAGCTGCAGCCGCGGCTCCCTGGCGCCGGCGATGTGCGCGGACAAGAGAACCCGACGCCGGCCGTCGCAGAGGCGCCGTTCGCCCTGACGCCGGAGATTCTGAAGCCACGAGCGGGCAAGCAGACGGAGCTGTTCCAGAGCGTCTATCACGGCACGCCGCACCGCTTCGAGGAGTTCAGTCTGCAGGCCATCGGCAGCGGCGAAGGCTACCAGGCATACGGCTGGGGGCTCTACTTCGCCGGCAACCGGGAGGTCGCTGAGTTCTATCGCGAGAAGCTGGCCGGTCCGGAGACGATGAAGCAGGCCGTCTATGACGGCACGCCGCTCTTTGACCGGGAGATTGGGCTCTACTATCACGCGCTCGACGAAAACGGATTCCCGTCGACGAAGGCGCAGGATCCGCAGCTCGCCCGCGGCATCATGGAGGTCCACACCCGATCGCACTGGGAACCGCCCGGCAAGGACTGGGTTCCCCGCATGAAGGACGCGCTCGAGCGCAGCGTCATCAACGTCGAGGCGCGTCTCGCCGAAGGCGGCACGTTCAGCGGAGACGTCAATCGCGATCGCTACGACCTGCAGAATTACAAGGACGCGATCCGCGCGCTCGAGGTCTACGGCGACAAGCTCGAGATCCTGCCGCCGGAGAAGCCGGGCCATCTGCTCACGGTCGACGTCCCGGACGACCAGCACTACCTCGATTACGACCGCCTGATCTCGCAGCAGTCGCCCGAAGTGCAGGCGAAGCTGCAAGCGATGGGCATCGACCTGGGCGAGCCGACGCACATCCCGACCGCGGCCGAAGGGCTCGAAATATTCAACACGTCCGACCACGTTCGAGATATGTGGATGGAGGACATCGGGATCCGGGAGTCGCTGAAGGAGGGCCTGCACTACGCCCGCGAAGGCGACGATCGGCTGTTCGGACTCTGGTATGAGAAAAATATCAACTTCATGCGCGAGGAGGGCCGGACCGAAGATACCGGCTCCCAGCTCTACGACAGCCTGCAGCGTGATTGGCAGGCAAAGAACCGCCACAGCTCGATCGCCGAATCGGCCAAAGCCGCCAGCCTGACGCTCGCGTCGGCCGGCATCGCGGGGATCAAATACCTCGACGGCAACAGCCGGCGGAAGCTCGAGGGCTCGACGAATTACGTGCTGTTCGACCCGCGGCTGGCGAAGATCACCGAATACAACCAGTCGCTGCCAGAGCTGACAGAGGACAACGTCCGGGCCTGGACGAAAGAGGTCAAGCAGAAGGCCGGCGCCGACCTGCAAGGCTTCAGCATCGAGCTGCAGCCGAACGGCGATCTATTCCTCGAGTCGCTGATTGTCGACCGCGGCGCACAGCGGACCGGCATCGGCACGGCGGCCATGCAGGAGCTGACGCGGTTCGCGGATCTGAACGGGCGCCGCATCACCCTGACGCCCGCGCACCGCAACGAGATCGGCCAGGGCGAACCGACATCGACCGGCCGGCTGGTCAAGTTCTACAAGCGATTCGGATTCGTCGAGAACGCCGGCCGCAACCGGAACATGGATCTGACGGCGGGCATGTATCGCGAGCCGACGCTCCCCGGCCCGCCGGACCCGACGGCGCCGGACGGCGGCAGTCTGATCGTGCAGCACAACCTCACGGCCGCGAACCTACTGCACGCGGAGAAGATGGGCGGCCTGGCCGTCCCGTCCCTGGCCGTCGCGAAGGCGCATGACAGCCTGGTCAACTTCGGCGAGATCACGCTGCTGGGCCCGAAGGATCTGGCCGACCCGAAGCAGGGCGCGAAGGTGTTCGGCGCCGACGTCTACAGTCCGCGGTATCCGACCGTCCATTACAAAATTCCCGCGGCCGGAGAGAAGCGGCTCGCGGCACTGTTTCGAGAGCAGAAGGCCGTCAGCGGCCAGAGCTACATCGATCTCGATTCGCTCCAAAAAGAGGGCGCGAAATATCTCGAGCAGTCGCCGGCCGTCCTGGCCGCGTTCCTGGCCAGCCAGGACATCACGGTCAAGCCGACGCTGAACAAAAACGGCAGCGTCGACCAGTTCGACACCCGCTACGAAATGCAGAAGGTTGTCGACGAGGGCGGCCACGGACCGGCGTTCAAAGCCTACGCGGCGGACCTGTTCAAATCGCTCGACGCGACGGAGCGGATTTATAAAGGGTTCACAAACGCCGGCAACTACCGCTATGAACCGCACACGCTCGAGCGCGTCGTCAAGACGCTGAAGAAGGATCTGCGCGGCGGCGAGTCGCAAGCGAACATCTACGGGGTTGGTCAGCTCCGATCGCAGTTTGCGCCGAAGTTCCGCAGTCTCGAGGGCGTCCGTAAGGCCGCCGATCGGATCGTGTCGGACGCGGACTTCGAAGTCGTCAAGGCGGAGGTCGAGGCGGACCTATTCACCATCAGCGACGCGCTCAAGAGCAGCTATACCCACGGCGACGCGAATCGGTTCGGATTCGTCGACACCGTCATGGCCGTCATGGCGGACGCGCCGAAGCGGGGGCTCGAGAAGGCGCTGAAAGACTACGGGTTCGAGGACGTTCCGGCGGAGACGAAGAAGGCGATCGGCGACTACATCAACAAACTCCGCGATCTGCCAACTGAATACTTCGAGGTCAAACATCCTCGAGCGATGGCCGTCGACGAGTTCAGGGCCGCGGCGGTCCCAGAGGATATTAACCCGGAGGCACGAGCCGCGCTCGAGCGCCGCGGGCTCGAGGTTGCCACGTATAGGCCGGGCGACCTGGCGGACCGGAAACGGGTCGTGCAGGAGCTGGCCACCAACAACGATCTGTTGTTCCAGGACCAGGGCGGCACGAAGCGGGGATCGATTCGGTTCGGCCCTGATCGTCAATTCGAGATCCGGCTGCTCGAGCAGGCCGACCTATCGACCTTCCTGCATGAGTCCGGGCATTTCTTCCTCGAGATCCTGGGCGACCTCAACGACACGCTGGGCCAGGTCGACCCGGAGAAGCTGACGCCGCAGCAGAAGCGGCTCCTGAGCGACTACGGCGGCACGCTGCAGGCGCTGGGCGTCGAGGGCCGGGATCAGATCGGCACGGCGCATCATGAGCAGTTCGCGAAGATGTTCGAGGCGTATCTCATGGAGGGCCGGGCGCCGACGCTCGAGCTACAGGGCGCGTTCTCTCGGTTCCGGGCCTGGCTGGTCAGCATCTATCGCTCGCTCTCGAATCTGAACGTCAAGCTGACGCCGGAGGTCCGCGGCGTGCTCGACCGCCTGGTCGCCAGCGATCGCGCGATTCAGGACGCCGAAGCGCGCCGCGGCGTTCCGCAGATGTTCCTGACGCCAGAACAGGCCGGCATGTCGCCGGCGGAGTTTGCGCTCTACCGCAACACGATCGAAGACGCCTCGAGGACGGCGCGCGAGGAGCTGGACAAGAAGCTGCTGGGAGAGGTCCAGCGGGAACAAACGCGCGTCTGGAAAGAGCAGCGCGCCGATGTGCAGCAGCGCGTCGAAGCGGACGTCTACACCCGGCCGGAGTATCGGGCCCTGGCGGCCATTCAGCGCGGCACGCATCCGAACGGCGAGCCGTTGGTCGAGGGGCTCGAGACGCCGCCGATGCGTCTCTCGCGGGCGACACTGGTTGAGCGGTTCGGCCCGGAGCGCCTGAAGCGGCTGCCGCCATTTGTCTACTCGCGCGAGGGCGGGCTCGACCCGGAGACGGTCGCCGGCTTGTTCGGCTACTCGAGCGGCGACGAGTTACTGACCGCGCTCGAGAAGGCTGGGCCGATGCGCGCGGTCATCGAAGCGGAAACCTCGAGGACGATGATCGCGGAACACGGCAGCCTGCTGCTCGACGGCACGCTGCACGAAGCCGCGCAGGGCGCGATCGCGAATGAGGACCGGGAGTTCGTCATCCGGAAGGAGCTGAAGGCCCTGGCACAGCTCCGCCGGACCGTGACGCCGTTCCAGCAATTCGAGCGTGCTCAGGGCCAGGATGCGCTGGCGGCCGAACAGGCAGAGCGGGCGTATGAACGCCGGTGGATGGACGCGGAGCACAAGCTCAACGTCGCGATGGCAGAGGGCCGGAAGCAGGTCGAGATCGACGCGCTGCAGGACGAAGTCAGCAACCTGAAGCGGAAGGCCCGCGGCGGCGCTGCGCAGATCAATGCGGCGATCCCGCCGGCGGCCGTGCTGAAGGAGAACGCAGAGGCGCGGATCGCCGGCCTGCCGATCCGGGGCATCAAGGCCGAAGCGTTTTGGTCTGCCTCGAGGCGCGCGGCGCAGCAGGCGATCGACCGTGCGGCGCGTCAGGACTTCGACGGCGCCATCATCGCGAAGCAGCAAGAGCTGATCAATCTGGCGCTCTACCGGGCCGCGGAGCGCGTCCAGGAAGACCTCGAGGACCGCGTCCGCTACGCGCAGGGCCTGAGTCAGACGCCGGCGCGCAAGCGGCTGGGGCTCGCCGGCGCGAACTACCTCGAACAGATCGACGGCATCCTCGATCGGTTCGAGTTTGCGCGTATCAGCCAGAAGCAGCTCGACAAGCGGGCCAACATTCGGGCGTTCGCCGATGGGCTTGAGAGCCAGGGCTACACCGTCGAGATTCCGGAGTCGGTCCTCGACGAAGCTCGGCGGAAGAATTACCAGGAGCTGACGGTCGAGGAGTTCATGGGCGTCACGGACGCCCTGAAGCAGATCGAACATCTGGCCACGCTGAAGAATCGGCTCCTGAAAGCGGCCGACGCGCGAGAGTTCGCCGTCGTCCGGGACGCCGTCGTCTCAGTGATCCGAGAGAAGAATCCGGCGAACCCGCTCCCGCTCGAGTTCCGACCCGGCGACGAGCGCATGCGGCACGTCAGCGACTGGTTCGCGTCGCATCGCAAGATGAGCGACATCGCGCAGCAGCTCGACGGCTACGCGGACGGCGGGCCCGTCTGGGAGGCGTTCATCCGGCCGATCAACGAGGCGGCCGACGTGCAGGCCGCGCGGTTTGCGGACAGCGGCGGCAAGCTGCAGGACATCCTCGAGCGCGCCTACCCAAAGGGCGAGCTGGGCACGCTCCACGAAAAGCTGCACATTCCCGCGATCGGCGGATCACTCTCGAAAGAGGCGCGCCTGGCCGTCGCGCTCAATTGGGGCAACGAGACGAGTCGGCAGCGGCTGACCTCAGACCCGGTCCGGCGCTGGAACCAGCAGCAGGTCGAGGCGATCCTCGAGACGCTCGACCGTCGCGATTGGGCTTTCGTGCAAGACGTGTGGAAATTTGTCGATAGCTTTTGGCCGGAGATTGCAGCGAAGCAGGAGCGCGTCGTCGGCGTGCCGCCGGAGAAGGTCGAGGGCATCCCCGTCCGGACGAAGTTTGGTGAGATCCAGGGCGCCTACTATCCGCTCAAATACGACAGCCGGCTCTCGCAGCGCGCCGCGCAGAACGAGGCGGCCAGCCAGGCGAAGCTCGGCACGCAGGCGGCGTATGTGCGCTCGACGACGAAGCGCGGCCATACGGAGACGCGGCTGCAGAACGTCAAGCTGCCGGTCCGCCTTGAGCTGGGCGTCATGTTCGAGCACGTCGAGCAGGTCGTTCACGATCTCACGCATCACGAGATGCTGATCGACACGACGCGCCTGGTCCGCGATCCAGCGATCGCGAAGGCGATCCTCGAGACGCGCGGCGACCTGGTCTACCAGCAGCTCACCCGCGGCCTGCAGGACGTCGCCATCGGCTCGACGCCGCCCGCGCGTAACGTGCTCGACAAGGCCGCGAACTACATGCGGACCGGCACGCAGATCGCGATGCTGGGGTTCAACCTCTGGACGGGCGCGCAGCAGCCGCTTGGGATTTTCAACGGCATGGCGCGCGTCGGTCCGAAGTGGGTCATCAAGGGCATGCTCCGCTGGGGCCGGGACGCGACCGGGTTCGAGAATACGAGCCGCTGGATCACGGACGTCTCGCCGCTGATGAAGGGGCGCAGCGACACGGCCACGCAGGACCTGCATGATCTCCGCGTCGCGTTCCGAACAACGGGCTCCTGGTTCGACACGATGGTTCGGAAGCTCTCGAGCGACATCGTCACGCAGCAGACGATCACCGATTCATTCCTCTGGCACATCGGGCTCATGCAGCGCGTCGCCGATATTCCGACCTGGCTGGGCCAATACGAGAAGTCGATGGCGGCCGGCGAGCCGGAGACGCGCGCCTACCGCCTGGCCGACCAGGCCGTCCTCGATGCGCAAGGCGGCGGCCAGGTGAAAGATCTGGCGCAAGTGCAGCGCGGCGGGCCGGTCGCCCGGCTGTTCATGACGTTCTACAGCTACGGCAATACGATCTTCAACGCGACATCACGCGAGGTCGGTCTGCTCGCGTCGCAGAAAACGCCGGCGGCGCTCGGCACGTTCCTGGGCCATCTGTCGCTGCTCTACATCGCGCCGGCGCTGGCGACGGTCACGCTGGGCCATCTGTTCGGCAAGACGAGCGCGCAGGACACTGCAGAGGACTGGCTGAAGGAGATTGGCAAGGAGTCCCTGAGCACGGCGCTGAACACGATGGTCCTGGTTCGCGAGCTGGGGGGCCTGGTCCAGTCAACGACGCGCGGCTACGCAGGCCCGGCCGGCGCGCGGACAATTCAACTGTTCTACGACCTCGGCCGCGAAGTCAGCCAGGGCAAGGCGGACGAAGGGCTCGAGAAGGCGCTGAACGCGGTCGCCGGCGTGCTGTTCCGGTATCCGGCCGCGCAGGTCCAGCGGACCATCGACGGCTACACGGCGCTCGAGGAGGGCCGGACGACGAACCCCGGCGTCCTGCTCACGGGCCCGCCCCCGAAGAAGAAGTAAATGCCGCGGCCGAAACCTCAACCCCCGCTGACGCCAGGCGAACGCGCTCGCGCGAATGTCCCGCTGATCCAGCAGGACAATCGATCGGCGGCGGTCACGCTGGCCGGCATACCCGGCCCGCCTGGTATCCCTGGGCCAACTGGCCCAACCGGCCCGCCTGGCGCCTCTGTGCCGGGACCGGACGGTCCGGAGGGAGACGAGGGCCCGCCTGGGCCGCCAGGCCCGCCTGGGGCCACCGGGCTCGCTGGAACCGGCGCCGCGGGCGCGCCTGGCGTCATGGGCCCCCCTGGGCTGGATGGGAACGACGGCGATCCAGGGGAACCCGGCCCGGCCGGTCAATCAGGGAACGCCGGCGCCGCTGGCGCGACGGGTCAGGCCGGGCTGATGGGAGCGCCTGGGTTCGATGGCTACGACGGCGAGCAGGGCGATCCAGGACAGCAGGGCCCGCCAGGCCCGCCCGGTCGCATCGGCGGCAACTACGCGCAGCTCACCCCGGCCGACGCCTCAGTGTCACACAACACGGGCATCTTGATGGCGGGATTCAGCGCGGGTATCCCGACCATCGCGCCGCAGGCCAGCGGCGTGTTCCTGGTCACGATTACAGGCATCTGGCGCACCGATGCGACCGGTGGGAGCCGCGTGCTGCAGCTCCGCTACGGCACGGGCAACGGCCCGGCGAACGGCGCGGCGAACCAGGGCACGCTGATCGGCGCAGAGCTGCGATCGTCGTTCATCCACTCAATCGGTGAAGGCGACTGGTTCAGCATGGCCGGGCTGATTCTCAGCGCGACGATCGGCGATAGCTTGTGGGTGGATCTCGCATTCGGCGCGACCGGCGCAGGCGGCGGCACGATGAGCGTCGAGGACGTCACGATCAGCGTGGTCGAGCATGCCGGGCTCGGCATCGCGACGTATCCCTACGGCGTGCCAGGCAACGACGGAGAGGACGGGGCAGACGGCGCGCCTGGTCCACAAGGGCCAGTGGGGCCAGCCGGCGCGGTTGGCGCCGCAGTCATGACGGCGTTCACGAAAGACCTGGGCGCCGCGCGCCGATCGGGCACATTCGATATCACGGGGCTCGCCGGGCTCACGGCTGACAAGGTCGTCACGATTGTTCAAACGGCCGCGCAGGTGGCCAGCAAGGGCAACGCACGAGACGAGCCGCAGATGGATCAAATTCAACTTACGGGCTACGTCGTTGACGCGGCGACCATTCGCGCGCACTGGTGGGCGCCGGCTGTCGTCGTCGGAACCTACGCATTCGCGTATGCTGTAAACGGTTAAGGAGCGAGATGGCTGTTATCAACGATGCAAACGTCGCCGCGAACATCGCGCAGGTCGCGCCGGTCAGCACGCTGACGGTCCAGTTCCCGTTGCGCGCGATGCTCTCGGCCATCCCACACGGAAACCTCGGGCATTACCGCGTTTCGCATCGGTGCCTACTGGCAGCCGCGCAGGCGGCTGGTTCTCGGATCTTCGAGTTCCGAAACACGCACGCGAGCAATATCATCGTGCCGACGCGCCTGGTGGTTCGGTGGATTCAGTCAGCGGCCGGCACCGCGCAGGACAACGGGCTCGACATTTTCCGAGACACAGCGTTCAGCGCGGTTGATACGACCAACACGGTTACACCCACGGTGATCCCGAAACGCAGCGGCATGGCCGCGGCGCCGGGCGGGGCCGCGGTTCGCGGCGTCACATCGACCGGCGTCGCCGCTGGCATGACGGGCGGCACGCGCACGCCTGACGCGACGCCGTTCTGCCAGGTGCCGCTGGCCGTGCTCGCCGCGGCGCAGTCGGTTGTCAACATGGTCGATTGTCTCGACGACGTCAACGGCACGCATCCCTTCGGCTGGACGCAGAACGAAGGGCTGGAAATTCAAAACCGAGTGCTCAACGTCACCAGCTACGGGATCATGGTCTACGTCGATATGTCTTGGGCAGAGGTCACGCTCTACTAAGCGCGAAGGAGTCAGCACAATGCCACGCACACCTAAACGCCTTTGGGGTCCGGCGCTGGTCGCCACAGGGCCCGCGACGGTCTACACGGCGCCGGCTGGACAAAAGACGCGGCTCCGGTTTCTGTGGATTAACAATCCCAGCGCGAGCATCGTCACGCTCTCGCTCTCGATCGGCGCGGACGCCGCGGCGACGCGCATGTTCGAGACTTACAACATCCCCGCGAAAGGCCCCGGCATCACGGACTCGAATCGTCCGCTGTTCGTCGACATCACGCTCGAGGCCGGGGAGATCATCCAGCTCTCGGCCGGGACCAACAACGTGCTGACCTGCATGGGCAGCGGAGAAGAAGGGGTATAAACCCCGTGCAAGCACACACCGCAGCGCGCTCGGGCTCGGGTAGAATACCCGTGCTTCCATCTGGCTGGTTTCCAACCATGCTGACCCTGACCCTGAGCGCCAATCTGTTCGCTACGATGCTCGAGCCGTCGACGAGCGGCGCCGTCGAGCCGGACATCCTGCGCTATGCCATCACGCAGGGCGGGCTCCTGGCCGTCGTCCTGGTGTTGATCTGGCTCCGGCAGCAGGAGCAGAAGCAGGCCGCACGCGCCGCGGAGCAGAAGCACGAGGACAATCTCACCCGGATTTCCATCCTGACCGATATCGCCTCGAGGTCGGCCACGGCGAGCGAGTCGAGCGCCGCGGCTAGCCGGGAGAACGCGAGCGCCATTCAACGCCTCGCGTCCGCCGTCGAGCGATTCACCAAATAGCCCGCCAGCGACTAATTGACACAAGGACCCCATGCCGCTAGGATCGGCGGCATGGGACACACGACAGGCACCAAGCCGCGGCCGAAGGGCCTGGCTCCGATTGGGCAGCCGTCGATCTTCGGCAAGAAGGCCGGAGGCGACCGGCTGCAGGGCAACGTCACGGCGATCGGCAGCACGGCATTCGAGCAGGCCAGGGCCCGGCTCGCGAAGCTGGTTGGCTGGGACGTCGAGCGCGTCAGTGACGGCGACACGATCGAATTTCTGGCGCGCGGCGAGACGGCGACGCGGAAGTATCTGATCGCGGCTGGCTGGAATTTATAAAACACGAACGGCCGGCCCGTGTGGCGAACACGAACCGGCCGTCAATGTGAGGAGGAGATCCGCTGTGACAGCGATCATCCTACCTCGGAAGGACTCCAATGGCAAAAGCATCGGGGAAGACCAAGCGCGGGAGCACTACGCTTATGCGGCGCACGGCCGCGGCGCTCGACCAGGCCGGCAGCGCGATCAACGTCTTCGAGCGCCTGGCGCGCGATCCGAAATGCACGGTTGAGAAGCTCGAGAAACTGATCGAGCTGAAGGAGCGCGTCGACCTGGCGACGGCGAAGGCGGCCTATCAACGGGACTTCGCCGCCATGCAGCCGCGCATCCCAGAGATCGATGAACGCGGGCGCATCGTCACGGAGAATCAGGGAAGTCGGAGCTACGCCAAAAACGAGGACATTCAGAAGGTTCTCAAGCCGATCCTGGCTGAGTTCGGGTTCGGTCTGGGATTTCGGTCGGAGTTCCCCGGCGAGAATCGGATCCGGATTATCGGCGCGCTCCGACATCGCGAGGGCTGGGCCGAAGAAAGCACGTTCGAGAGCCTGCCGGACAACAGCGGCAAGAAGCAGCCGATTCAGATGATCGCGTCGACGATCGCCTACGGTCATCGGCTGACCACGAAAGACCTATGTAACATCACCAGCCGCGGCGAAGACGTCGACGGCGACCGGACGGCCGCGGCCACCCGGCAGGCCGCGCCGTCCGAAGGCGGGCAGCCGCGGACCTATCCAAAACCGGATCCAACCGACAACCGACCGATCTCGGAGGCGCAAGCGAAGCGGCTCTGGGTCATCGCGCGGCACTGCCAGCGCAGTGACCAGGAGGTCAAGGACTTCCTGTTCGACGTCTACAAGCTGACGACCTCGAAGAAGATCCGACGCGGCGACTACGATCCGATCTGCACGGCGCTCGAGAGCAAGGGCCCGCTACCGAAGAAGATTCACACGGGCGAGGTTCTCGATCGTGAACCAGGCCAGGAGGGGTAAATGTCTGACAACAACGGCGCGCCGGAGAAAACGACAACCAGGGCGGTCAGCATCAACCGGCTCGACATGACCAGCCGCGTCGACGAGCTGGCGCAGGATCTGCGGGAGTTTATTCAAACTTACTACGACCTGCCCGACGCGCCGCTGCTGGCGGACCAGCGCGGCCGGGAGCCGATCATCCTGACAGAAGTCGAAGCCGTGCAGCGCATGGCGGACGTCGGTATCGGCTGGCCGTTGGCGCTCTCGATGGTCGCCGGCGAACTACTGGCCACGGTCGCGCACCAAGCCGGCAGTGCCGGGCCTGGCGCGATGGCCCTGGCGGAGCGGTCCGTCGAGATGCTCGAGAGCACGGTCGAGCGCGGCTACGCCGGCGTGCTCCGCAACTGTAAAATCGGCGAGGAAATCAAGCGGCGCCGCGGAGGTCACTGATGGCGGAGTTCATCGTCGTCTTCAAGGAAGAACACATCACGTATCGGACCGTGCGATTCAGAGCGGCGACGGAGCGCGACGCGCAGCAGCAGGCGCTCGAGTTCCTGGGATCGAAGGAGTTCTATCGTGTGACGCCAAGCGCCATCAAGGATCAGCAGGGCATCGACGTCATTCGACGTCAGGAGTGACCCATGCAGACCGACCGTTTCGCCGGAGACGCTGATGCGAGCTGCTGAGTCGCTGCCGTTTGCGTTCGACCCGATCGAGCATGAATATATCGACACGGCCAGCGGCGACGTCCTGCCGCACATCACGGGCATGCTGAACGTGACGGGCCACATGGATGACCGTTGGTTCACAGAGGAGAGCAGCGCACGCGGGACGCGCGTCCACGACCTGACCGCGAAGTATGACCTGGGCGCGCTCGAGCTGGACGAGGTATCAATCGATCATCCGGGCTACGCGGAGCGGGCCTATCTGCTGGCGCACGCGGAAGTCATGCGAATGACCCCACACGACTACGTCGAGATCGAGGTCGCTCGCGTGCATCCCCGCTACCGCTACGGCGGCCGGCCCGATCGGTTCGGCACGGTCCGCGGCCTGACGGCCATCCTCGAGATCAAGAGCGGCGACTACGCGAAGGGCCACCAGATTCAGACGGCGCTGCAGGCGATCCTGGTGGCCACCGACGCCAACCTCTACGCGGACATGATCGCCCGGTTCTGCCTTTACTTGAGGCCGAACGGCAAGGGCACGCTCGAGCAGCACAAGGACCGCAGTGACTTCGACCGGGCCTACGAGGTCATCAAACGATGTTGCGGTTGATCGGCCGCCTGGTCGCCTGGCTGTTCCGGCCGCGCACGCCGAAGGGTATGGGCCGGCGCTATCTCGACGAGCGGATCATCAATCGACGGAGGGACTGAGATGCTGACCACGATGTTCAAGCAGCCGCTGGCGGCGAAGATTCGCCGCGGGCTGAAGCGCGAGGCGCGGGACCAGCGCGAGCGCAATCACAAGACGGAAGTCCGGCGTCGCGATCGCTACTGCCGATTTCCGCTCTGCGGCTGCCGGCGGTTCAAGCTGCCGACTCACGCCAGCCACGGGAAGCACAAAGGTATGGGCGGCAACCCGAAGGAAGACCGATCGCGGCCGGAGGACATGCTGCTGGTCTGCAGCGCCAGGCATCAGGACAACCGCGTCGCGATCCATCGTGGCACGCTGAAGATCCAGCCGCTCGACGGCCGGGACTACGGCGGGCCGTGCAAGTGGATCGTCGACCTGCGCGCGATGGGCGACAGTCCCCTCTACATGATCCCGAAGTGGTTCGAGGTCGCCAGGGAGAAGGCCCGCCATGAGTTCGAGGCGTTCACGCCGCAGCAGCGGGCGGTCCTCGAGGAGCTGAGGGAGATGCTCAGTTAGGGGACTTGACAAGTAGTCCCGCCAGCTTTACACTCCCGTTCCAGGAGGAGTATGAAGATGGCGAAGAAAACCGCACGCATCGCGCCGGCCGTCGAGGCGCCCGTCGCCCTGGTTCATCCGGACCAGGCACTCATCACCGAAGCCGGCCAGCAGATCATTTCATTCCTGGCTGGTGTCGCCGCGTTCTTCAATCGAGCGAAGCAGCTCGAGGACGCGGCGCTTGAGCTGCAGGCCAGGGCAAAGGCTCTGCCGGCGCCGAAGACAGTCGAGGAGGACGTCGCCCGGCAGGAGCTGGTGAAGGGCGCCGCGGCCGACATCAAAGTCGCCGAAGCGCATTGGAACCCAATCACGTCAACGATCTCTCAGTTCCACAAACGCATGACGGGCCGGCGCGCGATCACGATCGACGCGCTCGAGGGCGTCAAAGAGATCGGCAACAGCCAACACAACACTTTCAAGCAAGAGGCGGAACGGCAGGCTCGGCTCGAGACGGAGCGCATCCGGCGCGAGCAGGAGGAGAAGCTCCGCCAGGAGCGGGACGCGGAAGCGGCGCGCCTCGAGGCAGAGGCGGAGCGGCAAGAGGAGCTGAGCATAGAGCTGTCGCCGAAGGAAATCCTATTCGTCGAGCGGTATGCGCTGCCGGGCCCGTGCATGGGCGACGCGGTCCGGGCCGCGATGTCAGTCGGCTATAAGGATCCTGGCACCTACGCGGCGAAGTTGATCGCTCGCGACAAGATCCGCGCGGCCATCGCGGGCAAGCAGAAGGCCGTCGCGATGCAGCGCCAGGCTCAGGCCGTGCGCGAGCAGCCGCTCGAGCCGGCGCCGGTCCAGAAGGTCAAGGCGAACGTCATGCGCGCGGCCGGCGCTACGGACCGGACGACCTGGTCCGCCGAAGTGTTCGACGAAGCGGCGTTCATCGCGGCCGTCTGCAGCGGCGCCTACGGCATCAACCAGGACGTCCTGACGTTCAAGCAGTCGAGCGTCAACAGCCTGGCCGTGTCGCTGCATGAGGCGCTCGACCGCGTCCCTGGGATTCGGGCGGTCAAAAAGACGGGGGTCATCTGATGACCGCGCGCATCTGGCTCGCCGCTTACCTGACGATTGTGGCCGCCGGGATTTTCCTGGCCGGCGTGCTGTGGGGGCTGATCTCATGAAACGGCCGCCAGTCGAGGGCCTACCGACGCCACGGCCGACCTGCGTCTGGTGTCACAAGCCGCTGAAATTCTGGACCGATGACACACACCAGCGCGGCAGCGATCTGTCGGCGAGCCAGGGGAACCCGGTTGTCCGGCGCCAGTTCAGACGCTGGGACGGTTACGGGCGCCGGCGTGACGACGTCCCGCGGTTCGACCGGCTGCAGTGCGCGCTCGAGTTCGCGGTCGCCGCTGAGGCGGCCGGCTACAGGAGGGCAGAATGAGCATCACCGACAACCCGATGGCGTTTCTCGAGGACGACTACGCGAAGGTCCAGGCCCGCTTGGCCGCACATCCGGAGCACGTCGCGTCACTCGGCCGCGTCGTCGAGCTGACGACGTTCCTGGGCCATACGGAGACGTGGATCGTGAAGACGATCCGCCTCGAGGGCGGCGATACGGTTCTGCTGCAGCGCGTCGGTTCGGACGGCGGCGAGCGGTTCGTCCTGCCGGCAGAGGTTACAGCCGCGATCGCCAGCCAACGCGATTACGTTATTGGTAAAGTCCGGGAGCAGGGGGCAAAGCGCGGCGTCGCCACCAAACGGGCCGGCGGAGGGCCTGGCCGGGCCCTGGGGCGGCGCAAGTGAACCCGGCGCCTACCCTTCGGCCCTACCAGGTCGACGCCCTGACAGCCGTGGAGACGGCCAGGGCGGCCGGCCTGACGCGCATCCTGGTCAAGAAGCCAACCGGGACCGGGAAGACGGTCATGTTCGCCGCCATGCCGCAGTGGGGCGGCCTGGCGGCCTGGCTGGGCACCTTCCCCGTCAACCAGCGGCGCATGCTGGTCATCGCGCACCGGGAGGAGCTACTCGACCAGGCGCGCGAGAAGATCCAGGCCGCCAACCCTGGGCTGATCGTCATGGTCGAACAGGCCGACCGCCACGCCTCGAGACACTCGGACGTCATCGTCGCGTCGATTCAGACCCTGGCCGCCAGCAAGTTCAAGCGGCTGAAGCTGCTACTGCAGACGATGACGTTCCGCCTGGTCATCGTCGACGAAGCGCATCACGCCGCGGCGTCGACCTACCGCACGGCGCTGGTTCACTTGGGTTTCCTACCGGCCGCGGACGCCAGCGACAAGCACAACATCGAAGCGATCGATCACGACGACGTCGCCGTCATGGAGCAGGCGCTCGAGGGCTGGGACAAGATTGCGCCGCGGGACCGGCTCCTGGTCGGCGTTACGGCCACGCCGAACCGTTCCGATTCGATCGGCCTGGGCTGCGTGTTCCAGTCGATTGCCTACAGCTACGCGCTCCGCCAGGCCATCGCGGACGAGTGGCTGGTCCCGATCTCGGCTTGGGTTGTCGAGACGCGCTCGAGCCTCGACGACGTCCGGACGTCACACGGCGATTTCAATCAAAAGGAGCTGGGCGAGACGGTCAACAACCCGGAGCGGAACAAGCTCGCGGTCGCCGCCTGGCAGGAGCACGCGGCCGGGCTTTCGACGCTGGCGTTCACTGTGACCGTCGCGCACGCGCACGCGCTCGCGCAGGCGTTCACCGACGCCGGCATCCCAGCCGCGGCCATCAGCGGCGAGACGCCGAAGGATGAACGGCGCGAGACGCTGGCGGCCTACACCCGCGGCGAGATCCTGGTCCTAACGAATTGCATGGTTCTGACGGAGGGGACCGACCTGCCGCGGACCGGCTGCATCCTGCACGCGAAGCCAACCAAGTCGGCGACGTTGTATGAGCAGATGACCGGCCGCGGCCTTCGGCTGTTCCCCAACAAAACGGAGTGCGTCGTCATCGATCTGGTCGACATCGCGCGGCGGCATTCGCTGCAGTCGTCGCCCGTGCTCTACGGCCTGCCGCCGTCGATGCTGGCGAACGGCGAGAAGCTCGAGCAGCTCGCGGACGTGTGGGACGAGCTGCTCGAGAAGCATCCCAACCTCGAGATGAACCGACGCATGACGCTCGGCGAGCTGAGAGCCTACGCGGAGAAGCTGGACATCTGGGCCGTGCCGTCCCTGGGCGCGTTCGGCTCCGGCCGCGCGATGGACTGGATCAAGATGGCCGACGAGGACTATCGGCTGCAATACCCGTGGTCGGACGGGACGGAGACGATGACTGTCTCGAAGAACATGCTGGGGCGCTGGGACCTGACGATTACGCTTCGGCCGAAGCATGTTCAGGGCGAGGCGCCGAAGCCGGGGCGTCAGCGCACGCTCGCGAAGGATCTCGAGAGTGCGGTCCTCTGCGCGGACCTTGGCGAACAGTTCGTCCTGCAGGAGCGTCGGTCAGTCATGCGCCTGGCCGGCAAAGATGAACCGTGGCGATCGGCGCCGGCGTCAGGTAAGCAGCTCGCGGCGCTGAGCAAGATGCGCGTGCCGTTCAAGTCCGGCATCACGAAAGGCGAGGCGAGCAACCTGCTCGACATCGCAATCGCTCGACGCTCAGGAGGGAGGCGCTGAAATGGAAACGTGGATGATTCTCACGCCGCGGCAGGCAGAGCTGATCGAATGTCAGACGCCGCGGGCCACCGACAACGGCGCGCTGCTAGCCAGCATCAAGACGAAGCTAGTCCGCGGCGCGCTCGACGTCGAGCTGACCCTGTCGGATCATGAGCTGAACCAGGTCAAAGCCGCGGCGCGCAACTGGAAGGGCGGCCACTCGGAGGCGTTCAAAGGCATCCTAAACGCGGCCGGAGTCTCATAGGGTTCGCCGTTGGATCGCCGCTACCGCTTGGGGTTGTTGACGGCCGGCAGCAGATGGCCGTATAAAACGCGCTCGGCCGGTCCAGGAGCTAAACCCTGGCCGGCCGATTCCGCAGTCGCTGGGCTGAAGCAGCGAGGCGGCAGGGCCATTCTACTCCTGCCTCTCGGCCAATCCCAACAACCGCGGCGCGCCTTGGTCGGCCGCCATACGACGCCACTAGGACCAGCGCGACGATCCCCGGCTACTAGGAGCTGCCAAGCCGGGCCAGTGGAGCCGAACGCTCAGAGCTGGGCAGGGGACGGCGCGCGACGCCGGCGAAAGTCTGAGCCATCGACCGGGACGTCGTCGCGTTCCCGGCCGGCCTGCGACGGGGGCATCGGCTATACCGGATGCAACATCGTTTCAGGCAGCGGCTGCCCCTAACTAGGGGAGCCTCTGCCTGCTCAGGGAAGCAAGCGGCAACCCGGATCTCAGGCGGAGGAGCTGATTGATATGGCTTTTACAATGCCCTTTGGTAAGCACAAGGGTAAGAGTTTGCAGCAGGTCCCGAAGCAATATCTGGACTGGCTGATCGGGAATGGCGATCTGCGCGAACCCATGAAGGGGTTCCTTGAGCGTGAGGTCGCCAGGCGGGAGAACAGCGGCGAGGCGGACCAGACGCCGGCGACTGAGCACGGGTCGGTCAGCCGCGGCGAGCCGGCCAGCGACGCGGCCGTTCGGCGCATCATCCGGCAGGAGCTGGGTCTATTGTTTCACCGGCTCGGCGACGCGCTCGAGAAGGGAAGGGGCTGATGGCGGACACAGACAACGAGTTCAGGAAAAAGCTGGCCGCGAAGTTTCGCGAGCTACGCACGCACCAGGCGAAGGAATACGAGCTGACGGAGGGCATCATCGCAATGCTCGAGGGCAACCCCACGGTCGGCGATACCGTCCGGCGCCTGATGCTGGTCTGGTCGTCGAAGTGGGAAGTGGCCTACAAAGATCGCTATCGCTACATTGGCCCGATGGAGGTCAACGGGTTCAAGAAGCTCCTGAAGACCACGGACCCAGATGAGATCGAGCGCCGCATGGCCGTCTACCTACGTCGCTCCGACCTGTTCTACCAAAAGGCCAGGCACGGGCTCAGTGTGTTCTTCAAATCGTTCAACGAGTTCGGCGCCGGCCAGGCGGACGCCAAGCTCGAGGCGCCCGTCGTCGGCTGTCAGCATCGGCCGCCGTGTGGGACCGACCAGGAGCACACGAAGCGCCGCATGGCGGAGATGCGGACCTGATGGCCACACGTCCCGACCGTCAAGACGGCGAGCGCATCCTACCGCACAACCTCGAGGCAGAGCGCAGCGTGCTGGGCGCCATCCTGCTCTACAACGAGAACCTCGAGCTGATCGCTCACGGCATCAAGCCGGCAAGTTTCTTTCGGAAGGCACACGCGATCATCTACGCCGCGATGCTGAAGCTGTCAGAGCAGCGCGCAGCGATCGATCTGGTCACGATGAAGGACGCCCTGGCTCGCGCCGGCGATCTCGACGAGGTCGGCGGGCCGGCGTATATCTCGGCCCTGGTCGACGGCGTCCCGCGGTCGTTGAATATTGGCCATTACGCCGGCATCGTTCACGAGCTGGCCATCTACCGGGCCCTGGTCACAGTCGGCAATAAGATGGTCGAGGGTGCCTACCAGGCCGACACGCCGGCAACGGAGATCCTCGAGACAGCAGAGAGCAAGCTGCTCGAGCTGCAGGGCGGGCACATCGACGGCACGATGGCGACGCTGGCCGAAAGCAACGGCGAGCTGATCAAGACGCTCGACTACCGCATCGAACATAAGGGCGAGCTGACCGGCGTCCCGTCCGGGTTCGGCAACATCGACGGCGTCACGATGGGCTGGCAATGCGGCGACATGGTCATTCTAGCGGCCAGGCCGTCGATTGGAAAAACCGCCTTCGCGGTCAACGCCGCGATCGCCGCGGCGCAAGCGGGCGTCCGCTGCCTGATCTTTTCGCTCGAGATGACGCGCGAGAGCCTCGAGCTTCGGATGCTGTCCGCGCTGAGCGGCGTCGATCTGACGCGCATCCTAACCGGCTACATCCGGGACAACGAGCTGCCGGCGATCACGGAGGCGCTAACCGTCATGAACGGCCTGCCGATCTCGATCGACGACGGGCGCAACCGGAGCATTCAAGAGATTCGATCGCTCTCGAGGCGCGAGCGCGCGAAGCATGGAGCCATCGGCCTGGTCATGGTCGATTACATTCAGCTCATGCGCGGGACGCTCGATCGCCGCGGCATCACGCGCAACGAGGAGATGACCGACATCAGCCGGCGCCTGAAGGCCCTGGCCGGCGAGCTGGGCGTCCCGCTGCTGGTTCTCTCGCAGCTCAACCGCGGCGCCGAAGGGCGGAGCGATCCGCGGCCACGCCTGGCGGATCTGCGGGAGTCTGGCGCGCTCGAGCAGGACGCTGATATGGTCTGCTTCCTACACCGTAAGAACCATCGCGAGGGCGGGCTGACCAACTTCATCATCGACAAGCAACGGACCGGGCCCGGCGGCACGGTCAACCTGATGCTCGACCGGGACCGGACGATGTTCACGCCGGCGACGGAGGCGGACGAAGCCGCGGCGGCGCCGAAGCTCGCGGCAGAGGACGCGGAGGCGCAGCAGGCCGCGAAAACCAAGAGCATCATCGCGCGCCGGGCCGGCCGTCGTCGTTGACAACGGGGGACTTGTGGTCAAGAATGGCAACCTTTCACGGTTAGACCGTTTCATCGAGCGGCTGGGCATCGAGGTCCAGCCGTGGCAAAGGAGGACTATGAACGCTGTGGATCTCGAGAAGGCGATCACCGAGAGCGGCGAGCGCATGCTGCCCTACTTCCGTTTCGGGCATCTACCGGCGCCGCTACAGCTCTACTCCGAACCGTTCGCCGGCGTCGCGCTGGCGATCGTCGACATGCTGCCAGGGAGCGCAGAGCGGACGGTCTGCCTGCGGAAGCTGCTCGAGGCGAAGGACTGCGCGGTTCGCGCGGCGCTCGACAAGTGAGGATCTACCTCGGCATCGATCCCGGCAAGACGGGCGCGATCGCCGTGCTGAACGAGGACGGCGCGCTGGTCTGCACACATGCGATGCCGAACACGGTCGCGGACCTGGTTCATCTGCTCAGGCCCTACGGCGACGAGGAGGCGCGGGCCGTGCTTGAGCGCGTTCAGGTCTGGGCCGGCAACCAGATGGGGAAAGGATCCTGCTTCGAGTTCGGCCGCGGCTATGGGCGTCTCGAGGCGGCGCTGGCCGCGGCGTTCATCCCGTTCGACCTGGTCCAGCCGGCGAAGTGGCAGGGCGTCCTGAGCTGCCTCTCCAAAGGCAACAAGAACATCACGAAGGCGCGAGCGCAAGGGTTGTTCCCGCGCGCAACGGTCACGCATGCGATCGCCGACGCGCTGCTGATCGCGGAGTATTGTCGTCGGCTACACAGAGGGAAGCATGTCCAAGAAGAAGCCGGGCACCCGTCCACGGAAACCGGCCAGACGTCCGACCGTTCGACCGGGCCAGCTCAAGCAGGCCGGTCGGAAACCACGCGATCCGCGTCGCCGCGTCGGCGTCGCGCCGACACCAAAGACGCGCACCAAGGGCAAGACGCCTCGGCAGCAGACACTCGGCAAAGAGTTCGAGCAGGTCGTCAATAAGAAACTCGATCGGCTCTGCGCCTCGATCGGCGAAGGCCGCGATGACATGAACCGAATCCGCAAGGAGGAGGTCGGCGACAAGCGGGCGGCGCTGCAGGAGATGCACGACCAGGGCGTCACGTCCTACCGTCACGCCGGCGTCGAGCTGGTGCGCGTGCCTGGCGAGGAAGTGCTCCGCGTCCGGAAATCGAAGGAAGACGCGACGGCTGCCAGCCCGGCCAAGCCGGCGCCGGAAAATCCAGGCGGCGACATAGAGCCGGCCGGCCAGGTGGATACCGACGACGGCGACAGCGGCGAAGCAGGCGACTGATGGCCAAGCGGCGGCTGATGCGGGGCGAGATCGCGAAGAATCTCGTTCTGTTCGAGCACTACACGCTAACGGCGACCGGCCTCGAGGTTCGGGGCCGGCCGTCCTTCGAGCAAAACGAAGGCGTCGGAGATTTCATCAAACGGGCGCACGGCGCTAGCGGGTTCTGGTTAGCGGACTGGCTCCGTTATACCGAGAGCCGCGTCGACTGGACGGAGCGGCTCAGCCAGGCGATCGACATGACGGGCCTGGCCATCAAAACCCTGAAGAACATCCGGGCGGTCGGCGCCATCGAGCCGGACGTCCGACACGCTGGGCTCGAGCTGGGCATCCATGAGGTCGTTGCCGCGCTGCCACGGGCCGAACAAATCGAATGGCTCGAGCGCGCCGAAACAGAGGGCTGGGGCGTTCGCGATCTGCGGCGCAACATCCGGGCGCACAAACGGACGAAGATCCTCGAGGGTCAGGCCGTCCTCGAGGGGCTCTACCGTGTCGTCTACGCGGATCCGCCCTGGCTGTATGGCGACAGCGGGCCGACCATCGACGGCTCGCTGGGCAAGGCCGCGCGGTCGTTCGAGGGCATGCCGATCGCGGAGCTGTGCAAGCTCCCGATCGCCGCGCACTGTCATCAGGACGCGGTCCTGTTCTGCTGGGTCACGGCGCCGATGCTCTACGAGAACCCTGGGGCGCGGGAGGTAATCGAAGCCCGGGGATTCAAACCGAAGACGGGCATGGTCTGGGACAAGGTCCTGCACAATTGGGGGCACTACGTTGGGATCCATCACGAACATCTAATCATCGCGACGCGCGGATCGTGCATGCCGGACGTGCCGACGCCGATGCCGGATTCGGTCCAGGTCGTTCGCCGGCCCGATGACTTCGAGCATTCGCAAAAGCCGGAGGAGTTCCGGAAGATCATCGAGAAGCTCTACACCCGCGGGC